GGGTCAATAGCCAAAGGATTCCAATTCTCAAGCCAGGGCATGCCTTTCGGGTAACCAGCGAAACCTTGTGCTACTAAATGGGTTACGCCTGTTTTCTTATCGACTTGAGACGGTTGTACTAACCCGCTACACCAAATCCTGCGATCGCCATATATGAGTTTCTCAGCATGAATCCATTGCCCCCAAGGTTTGAAATAGATCCCTTGTGTCGATGGATCATGGTAGTCTACATCGAACTCAATGTGGCACGGACCACTAAGTGCGCGAAGAACTTTCGGTTTTATAACCGTTAGGTCACGGCACAAGATGTTGCCTGTAACTGCTTCTTCCACGATGAATCTAAAACGATCCTCATCACCAGATAGCGTGTTAGGCGTAGTCATACGATGTTCCAAGTCTCTCGCCACAATAGGAACACGCGAGATGATAAGTCGCCTGAGATGGCCTTCCTTGCTACTGCTGATTTGCCTATGTTCTTGTCGTAAGCAACTATATCATTAAGTCCTACACCATAATTCACAGAATCATTGTCAGAGTTTAATATCAGTCCTTGCCGTCGGTTGTCTTGGTTCACGACGTTCTTATTATCATGCCAATCGCTTACCTGTGCCCTGTTGTGTAGCAGGTAAAACATATTGTGGCCAGCATCGGATGTTATACCGAACGAATCTCCAGACGCCAAACCTGGGTCCGGCACAAGATATTCAGATTGCGTGGTGAGATTATCAGGTGCGGAGCCAGATACGATGCGGAGCTTATCGCCGTTGCTATCTTTAACGCTTTGGGCGGCAACAAAATTCGTCATATCATCGTTACACATAATCACAACAGACGAACTTCCAGGCCACATATCGGCTATGCGTACTTCGACACATTGGTTGTCTGTGTTGAAGTTATGGTTGTTGTCGAGTATTGCCGTAATACCATACGGCGCATACACATACCCGCCGTTCGCCTCTGAGCTATTCCACATCGGCATGCCCGTTAAAACGTGCCAGCCTTGAAGCTTGAATGAACTCATAAACTCAGTGTTCTCAGCAACATTCACGTGCGGTAGCTCAGTCCACGTTGCTAGATTCGATGGGTTAGTTACCCTAAGCGGCACGTAAGTGGCTGATTCTATCTTTAGCATGTCTAGGTACGGCGTGTTACCGATTAAAGCTGCTCGCCAGTTATACCCATTGCTATCAACAACTCTGCGCATCCACGGATAGCTGCTTATTTCTACTACGACATCAGCAGCTATGTTCAAAAGTAGCTCAATTTGCGCATTGCCAATCGTGATAACCGGATTGGTCAATGGCCCGTAAAGCAGCACCCTAAGCCACGCAGGCGAGTCACCACGATCACGATAGATGTATATAGGATCAGCATTGACTGCAATCTCTATCAGCGTTTCAGTGTCTTCGTATGCGTAAGTATCTGCGCGCCGGAACTCGCACTGTACATCTACCCATTCTTGTTGCTCAACTGGGCCGTGTGTGAATTTGCCTGGACGGCCATAGATTCGGCGCACAATACCATCTTCGTCCGCAAACGTCAGCGTCTTAGTAGCGCCCCAATTCATGCGTACTGATGGATCTTTCCACTCATTAGCTAACTGCCCCAACAGACTTCGTGAATTGTACAGAAAGCTAGGAGATGCTGGGCCGCCAGGAATATTGTCTAGTGCCCAGTTATTCAGGACAGCCATCGTGAAAATAATACTAGCGGGTACGAGATTGTCTATGCCAAAACGGGTTTCATCGCTGTGGATGATCTGGAAGTCTTGGTTGTTGACGTTGTAGGTCTGTATCTCCACCTTAGACACAGGGTAATTCGTTAAATCACCGAAAACCACTGCGCCAACTTGGTATTGGTAAGGTAGCATCACTGCGCTCCAGACACTGAGGCAACAGCTGGCGCTCCAGTTTGAATCATCCACATAGAGTCACTCATCATCTGCTGCGTAGACTGTCCTGGTCCTGCGTAGATATTCAACTGCGCGTTGAGGTTTCGTTGCCCTGGACCTGGTGCATAAGCGCGTGTAAACGGTGTAGTCTTGACGTTCTTGTTGAGCGGGTTATCTGTGCTGTATGTGTAAATTTCACCTGTGTTGGTATTCAACAACATCCGCACATTACCGCTCAACGGACCAGTAGCTGCACCGCCGAGCAGGAAACCTTCAAGTACGCCAACGTATTTCCCGACTTCGTGGTAGACCATAATACCCAGGGAAATGCCTTCGTTGACCGCTCCTAGTACCTCTCCAACTATGCCGGCAATCGCGCTAGCCGCACCTAGCGCGGCCGCAGCGCCTGCCGCTCCACCGCTAGGATCAGCACCCGCCCCAGCCCCAACGAACTTACTAGCCTCCCCAAGGACATCGCTGACCGTTTTAGCCACGTCTGCAGCGGTTTTGATGTACGTCTGTATGTCTTCTATGATTTTGACGATGTTTTCGGTGTTCTGAACACCACGCACCATAATGTCCGTTATATCTTGTGTAGCGCCAACGGATTTGATGAAGTCATCGATGTTCGTAAAAATATCACTAGCTATAGTGCCTACGCCGCTCATGACTTGGCTAGCCATATCGGCTGGGCTACCTTGGTATTGCCAACCTGCTCCTGGCCCGCTAATCGGGTTGCCATGCGCATCGACGAATGGAGTACCAGGCGGCGCAACATAATTCGGGAAATAAGCCGGGTTAGGCGGCATTAAGTTCGGCTCACCAGGCTGCAAAGTTGGTGCAGCGGAACCAGGTACAGCAGCAGTTATCGGCAGCGGGCCAGCGGGCCGTGCGTAATAGATCGGCGGTACATTATCAGGTATATTGTGTTGACGTCGAACCTCAAGCGGCACAGGCTGACTCAAATCCCAACCTTGCGGTGGGTTCGATAGCCAATCTTGATCCTGCGTCTTTGGATATTTGAAATCTTGTCCTGATGGTTTCGGTGCTGGTGGTGGTGGGGGCGGTGGTGGAGCAGCCGGTGCCGGTGGCGGTGCGCCTGGTGCAGGTGGTTGAACCTGTGCTTTTAATTGCTCCACAGATGGCTGCTGTACGCCAGTTTCAGGTACATTGTCGTTGTAATAAGTCCAACCAGGGTGCCCTGGCTGATTGAGCGACTCTACAGTTGCGCCTGGACTAGGTACCCATCTACCGTTAAGAGCATCGCCTGTAGGAACTTTGGGTGGTAACGGCGGTGGGGGCGGTGCGTTTGGTGGTGGTGGAGCTGGCCCTGGGGGTGCTGCCGGCGCTGGACCGGCTGCACCTTGACCACCTGTTGCCCCTGGGCCTGCGCCGATAAACCCACGCGCCTTTGATAAGTCATAAGCGTTCTGAATGGACAGCGTATAGCGCGCAGCGCCTGGGTGATCAGGTGTTCCGGCAGGGTCAATGATATCTATTGTGCCAGCTTGTAAATCAAAGCCAGCTACCGAAACGAAGTGCTGAATATTAGTGCCCTGTGTAAATGGTCTATCACCACGCACCGGCCTAATGCCCGTATCGGTTGTGTTGTAGTTAAGGACACCACCCCAGCCTTGGTTGATGGATTGCTGAACTGCCTGCATCAATGCTTGTGGGCTACCACCTGATCCAGTAAGTAACTGCCAATTAGCTTGCGGCGCCAAATCTCTCAGCGCTTGAGCGTAAGTGCCTGGGCCTTGACCGGTGCCATACTTTGCAGATATGGCATCTTCAATCTGCTTTGCGCCTTGGCCAGCGAAGTGTGCATCCCCTTGTAGCACAATACGTGCCGACGCAGGCCCACAGTCAATGGGTGAATCTTGAGCGTTAATTGTGCCGCTGAAGTTCAGGATTCTAGCGCCAGGGCCTTGTGTATCAGTTAGCTTTACGCCGCCAAAGTCTTGGGCGTTGTATGTAGGTCGTGCTGGTGCTCCTGGTGGTGTGGGTGCGGATGGACCACCACCTACTGGTATCGGCTGCCCTGGCAAAGCACGAACAACACGCTGAACATAGTCTGCCGGTTGAGGGTTACCTTGCCAGTCGCTTGGCGATGCGTTCTGCCCAACAACTCTGGCGATCCACTCTGCCTGTTGTTGATCTGTGCCACCTTGTGGGAACGGACCAGCAACTGCCGCACGATCTTTGAACTGTTGGGCTAAAGCATTTACGTGTCCTTGTAAACTCGTGTCCCCATTAAGTTGAGCATCTGTCCAACCGAGTGTTGGATTACCTGCAGGGTTGAGCCCTTCAGTTTGACTGAATCCCTGTATAAGTCGAATCAGCTGCGGGCTAAAGCCTTTCTGTTTAAGAGCAGCGACCAATGGTGAATCACCAGGCGCTGCAGCGATCGGTGGGCCTTCAAGTTGCGTAGCAGGAACGCTCACAGCAGCAGCAGGCGCAGCTGACGGCGGTGGAGGATTAGCTGGTGGCGCTGGGCCTGGCGGCGGCAGATTCGGAGTTCCTGGCGCCCACCAAGGTTTAGGAGTTGGTGGCTGCCCGCCTGCAGATGGTTGGTTAACGACATTGCCGTGTAAATCAACGCCCGGTACGCCACCAACTCCCTCTTGCCCTGCCGACGGACCACCAGGGAGGTTGCGCGCCCAAGCATCTGGTGCTTGTCCTGCTTCTTGAACTTGCGGTACGCCATACACTTGCTCTTGCGGTGTAAGCCTTCTACCAAAGAAACCACCAGGCCGCGTAAGCGGGTTATCGCCTCGATTCCACAAGTCTGCAACAAGTCTCGTGGCGCCCATAGCAATATTAGCAACGTGCATAGCAAGATTGAAAGCACTTTGGAAGATGTTCTTCCAAGCTTCCATATCCTTTGTGAGCCAATCTATCCACTGATCAAAGCCAGAGTCTTTCTTAACTCCGCCACCGGATACGCCACCTTGGCCAGCTGTGCTGAAACCTGTTCCGGTAGTGCTGATATCACCTTTGCCCGTACCAGTTGCGCCGCCTAACCCACCAGCGGCAGCCCCACCGACACCGGATGCTGCTGCGCCTGCTTGTGGTGCGGCTCCGCTAATGCCAGCTGCGTAACTAGCGACGAGACCAGCACCCATGTCCTCTGGTGGATTATCATGCAAAGGACCACGTTTCGCAGGCGAATGCGTTTTCCAACTATCTGGTATCAAGCTGCTGACAAAATCAAGCACTGGCTTAAGTATTGATTCAACCGACTCACGTATACCACGAGCCAAACTTTCAATGATGTTCTTGCCCCAGTTGTAAGCTTCCTGCCACCAATTAGCTACGGTAGTTCTGACTGTATTCCAAGCTCCTACAAAGGCATCACCAATACTACCAAAGAAGTTCGTAATAGCGTTCCAGCAAGCTTTAACTGCGTTTACAACATCGTCCCAGATATGAACGAACTCATTGCCAACCCACTGAGCGAAGCTCTTCATAGCATCCCAGACTTCGCCCATGACACGTTTGATTGTGTCCCAATGGGTTACGACTTCGTAAATAGCTACGCCAAGAAGCGCAAGGACAGCAATAACGGCAACGATAATCAAAATTACTGGGGCACCTACGGCTTCAAAAATAGCCATGGCTCCTGTGATGATAGTAATGCCGGTTGCTATCGCCGGAAGTATCTGAGCTAATGCCACAAATGCGAGTGTGATGCCAAGTATCCACTTCAATTCTGTTGGTGTTAAACGTGCTAACAGTTGACCAAGGAAATCTGCCACAGTCTTAACTGTCGGCGCAAGGTCTTTCAGGATTTGTGCGAAGTCTTTGAATAGTGTTGGGAGACTTGGCCCTACAGATTGAACTATCTGAAGAAGTGCCTGAGCCAACGTAACGAACGCATCACCAATCGACGGCCCAGCTTGAATTAGGTAGCCCGCCAACTGATTTATGGCTTGACCTAAGACTTGGAAGAATTGATTGACCTGCGGACCCATAGCCACGCCGAGATTCAGCAGGTTCGTCATTAACTGGCCGAGCGCGGTGCCTAGCGTATGTAGCACCGGTGTAAGTGCTTGTGCTGCTGCGTGAGCCGCTTTAAAGAACTCTGTGAGAGTTGATCTGCCCTCTGCGCTTTCGGTCCATGCCCTAAACTCTTGACCTAAATGCTGTAGTATGGTAAGGAAGTTACTACCGAACTCGTCAGCGATAGAGCTGATGTTATGAAGAGCTATACCAACGTTTTTGATGAAATCAAAGAGTTGACCAAACCCTGTGATAGCATTTTGAATCCACTTCTGCAGCTCGCCGGTTTGCGCTGCGGTCTGGATCCAGTTGTTAAACTCATTGGCAATCTTGACTATTGCGTTGCTAATCTGCGGAAGGAACTGCGAGCCAACAACTGCAAGTGTCCTGAAGGCTTCTAGGATAGGCTGCATCGACGGCAGCAACGCCCGCATAGCTTGCGTAATGTTGCTGACGAATACCTCCATCAGCTGTAGGTTCTGAGAGCTTGTTATAAACTGTAAAAACTGGTGTGCCGCTTGGCCAAACACAGTACCGATCTGTTGGCCGGCGTGCATCAGGAGCGGTAGCCACGTCTGAATCAACGGGCGTATGTCGTCAACGATTGGGGCAAACAACGACTGCTGAACTTCACGCATTGCGCCGCGATACGAGTCGGTAAAGTGCGACAAGATAATCATGACTTCTTGCGCAGCCGGTGCCATCGTCCGTATAGCTTGCGAGAACTTAGCCGGGTCATCCATGGACTTAAGTGCATCCATAACCCCATGCATACCAACGGCTAACGTGCCTAAAGCAAGCCCAGCACCACCGGCCGCAGCTGGTATCAACGCCATAACACCAGAAAGTTGCGCAATAGCCGCTGTAATACCAGCTATACCCTCAATACCACCGCCACCAAGTAACCCCAATAACCCGCCAGCTCCACCAATACCGCCAGCTATAGCAAGGGATTTGAATGCAGAGAGAAGAGTTGTGGATAGTGTGTGTGCTACCCTCTCGACTACGCCATTGACCTTCTCAAGTTCATTAGCGAAGCTCTTGATGTGTTGGCTTGCTGTTTGTGTCTCTGTAGTAAAGTTGCGCACATGAGCTTGTGCGTCTTGAATGGAACGACTAAGCCTTGCGTACGTATTCTGTGCTCGCTCAAGAGCTTTGTCTTCATCTTCCTGAGCTAACTTGTACTTTCTTTTCCACTCTAAAAGCTCAGTAATCGGAGCTTTATTGGTCCAAGCCTTCTCCCACTCCTGGTGAATCTTGGTGCTACGCTGAGTAGCTTGCTGGTACTCTTGGTGGAATTGGTTGTACTGCTTGTTGAGGTCTTGTATCGCTGTTCTGTGGCGGTAAGCTGCCTGACCTACACGACCGTGCTGTTGCTCCGTTTTGTTTAGAGCATCGGTAACTTCTGCGAGATGCCCACTTAGAGCTTTACTTTCGGCATCAACAGCTGCCATGCTAGTAGCAGCTTCATCAGCACCACGAGTATCAGCAGTGATGATGATTTCGCCATGTGCCCTACCGAGGTCGTAATCAGGAATTTTGCATCACCCCTCACGCCACAGCAATACGCCTTCATCCTCAGTTGGGTTATCTTCCCCACGAGGCACCGAGCTTACTGCACCGCCCATAAACGGATCAGCAAAGCCGGCAGAGGATTTCGACATATCATCGCCCATACACTCAGCGAAAGCACGCAAACGGTGTGAATTCGCAAACTGCTCATTTTGAGCGCCTGAAGCGGCTTGATCCATGGCACCTTCTACGTGACGACCAAAACGGAATATGCCCCTATCGAAGAATAATCCTGCTGCACCTGAAACTCCATATAACTCACTGGGACTGCGGCTGTAAGCCTGGCTCATCTGCCACGCTTCCCAGGCTTTCCGTTTGTTCCCAAACACTTTTTAACTCGTCCATCGACCGCCCAAAGGCAGCACCGAACAAGTACATACGCTCAGACATGTCGATATCATCGACGTGTACTGTAGCTGTGAAATTTGGGTTGTCCCAATCCTTTTGAACGCCGTAGTTGACTTTGTCCTTGTCATCCGTTACGTGCGGGCGCAAAGTTGCTGCCATAACAACCTTGTCGATAGCAACGAACATGTCCGTAATAGCTTCGGGCTTCTCCTGTAGCATCTGCCGAATTTTCTCATCACGCATGTTGTCATCTAGCGTGGCATCAAACAAGATTGGTGTAAACGTATCAAGGTATTCCATTAACCCCAAGCGCAGCAAGTCATCTCGCTCGAAGCGCATTAGACGTGCTGTCTGTCCGCTGGGAAGCGTGACATCGAACTCAATGCGCTCTTTACGGCGCCAACCCGTTGGGGCATAAGGGTTCACAGGAGCAACGACTTGTTCTGTGTCTACTTCCGGCGGGGTAGGTGGAAGAACACGCTGCCCACTGAGCTTCGGCGGCATCAGCTGATCCGCATGAGCTTCGCTAGCCATGTAAGGCTGTGGTTTACCCAAATTAATATCAGTCATGTTGGTCTCCTTGGACTCTCGTGCTGTTGTGAAATTGTTACGCTGTTAGCACCAAGATCGGCGTACTGAACTCACCTGTCACACCACCGACAATACTCGCAACCTGGAACTGATAGTGCGTCGCGGTTGTCAAGCCAGTAGCCGTAACTGGCGGAGCCGTGATGGCTCCAGAGGGTGTATGCGCAATTGCAGTCCACGTAACGCCAGCATCAATACTCTGCTGAACCGCGTACGCAGTTGCAACTCCTACCGGGTCCCATGATAACGCAACACTAGTCGCAGATATTGTGGTGGGGCTAAGGTTGAGCGGTATGGGAATTGGGTTGCCTTCAGGTGAATTTGACAAAGGGCTGTCGGTCTCAGACCGAATGATCTCGTAAAGCCAACGACCTTCGTCACCTTGCATCGGAAGTCCAATGCCGTCAATACGACTGGTCTGGAACGCACCGCCGCGTTGATCGGCCTGAAGCCTACCGTTTGCCTTGGCCCTGTAGATACGAGCGACGATGTTGCCGCCGCTGTCCGAGATAACCCGCCCATCTATGCGGAAGTATGGGCGAAGGTCATTGCCGGACTTGCGAAGTCGAATAGCGCGGTAAGGTGCTACACCTTCTTCAATCACCATGGCACCAGAGATAATTGACCACGGCGTGATCGGAAGCCCACCGGACTCCAGCGACCAGTCAACCTGTGGACCGCGCCCGTGGACTGCGACAAGAATGTCGTCACCACGTAATTCGTCGTATTGCTCAGTTTCCGAGAAGCCGAGCGTCATCGCCACTGGCAATGGGTAACTCACATCGGCAAGTTGCGTACCCTGAGCGTCCAGATACGGCGTGAGTAAAATCTGACGGATACCATATGGCAATGCGTCAGGAACAGCAAGACCTGTCATGGTTTTGATCCTCTCTTGACTGGGTCCTTGTAATATTCAGTTCGTACCAAGTCACCGGTCATTGGATCGTACAGGTGAAACACGCTGACGTCCTTGCCTTGGGTGCATCGCCAATGATGGCATTTAACTTCTATCAAGCCATCCTTTAGAAGCGCGTGAAGTGTACCGGGACAACGCAATTCAATTGCGTCAACTTGCATTGCCGGCTCAGCCATTACGATACAACCTGAACAACGTTGCCGTCATCATCGTAATCGACTTCCAAGAAGCTGTGGCCACCCTTGGGCTGAGTGTCGTCAACGAGCAGATAATCCAGTTGCTCGTCTGTGAACTCAGAACAAGGAATCATCTTGTTGTTGGCAACACTCCAAACGTGAGTCGCGCCTTCGTCCTTCAGCTGAACGCCCAGCTGCTTCCATTGCGGTGGCCGAATGATTCGATGTGATGCGTCCCCAACATATTTCACGAATGGTCCCTTGACTACCTTTTTGGGAGCACGTCTGCGAACATCACCTGGAGGCTTATTGGGCATATTCGTACCAGGCTCCACTGTAGTGGCCGCCTTTGCTTCAGCCATCGTTACACCTTCCTATGTTATGTGACTAATGACTCTGTAACTTGTTGAGCCACAAAAGGTTTGGTAACCATCATCTTTCAGGTCACGCGAACGTCCTTCTGCTTCAATTGTTGTAACCGTGTGGCCATCTGCGCCAGCAGTATCTGTGATGTTTGTAAGAACGTCATCAAGAATCTCAATCACGTCTAGGATGTGGTTGAAATCCGTTGAGAACTCACGGTACATGTGAACCCAGATAGCTAAGTGGTGCGGGCCACGCTGAAGCCGAACATCAATATCATGCGCTTCCCAACGTAGCACCATAAACATTTTATCCGTTGGGCGTTGGTTACCGTCGTAATTGGCTAACACACTGGTATTGTCGAAACCCAGTGCCTGCAAACGTGGTTCTGCCAAAATTGCGTCCATCACAGCTGCGCGACTCACTATGTTCTCCGAGTCGTGTTCGTGGGGCCTGTTTGGGCGGTACGGGCCGTGTTCTTAGTACCGCGTTTCGTGGCTCTCGCTTCGCGGCCTGCGAGTTGCGTCGCACCTTGGGAAGTACCCTTCGGAACCACACCTGGCAAATCGACGGTAACCCTCATCTCAGGCGATGCATCCATCTTACTGAACATGCCGTTTAAGGCTTTCATGATCTCTTGAGCCGTAGCGACTAACGTGGGCATAATGATCTGGAACTTGCCTAGATTTGCGACCTCAAGCCAGATTCCGTAATCAACGCCATGCGCCATGACTATCTTGTGCTGTGAAAAGCCAGTTGCACCACCAGTCATCGTGGCAGCACCACTGTGCTCTGCTACTGCTACTAAACCCGCCCGGGCATTGCCGGTGCGGTCTGTCCACGGTGCCTTTCGCTTCATCGTGTCCATACCGCGCCCGGCAGCGAAATCTGTTGTTAGAGTGAGTGCTTTGTTGACTTTTGGAGAGAACTCAGCCACATTGGCCTGCAGGTCAATGGTATCTAACTTGAATTCTACTTTAGCCACTTATCACTCCTGCGTTTCAAGCACCTTCGTTAGACGCTTCTGAAGCTCTGCTTTGTTGCCCGAAGTGGATTCACCAAACTCCCTGAGATTGTCTCGAAGTTCTTCCACCGTCAACGATTTGACGTCAAAGTCTGCCTCTTCAGCATCCTCATCTTCGTCAGAAGCAACAACCACACCTGTTAACGGATGGTCCCTGAAACCTTCTGTGCCTGGGCCTTGTTCACCAACATAGATTGGAGTTGCCGGCGCTTCTGGTACCTCCACGCCGGCATCTGCCAATACAGCTTTCATGTCGATTGGCGTGCCTTCGGCATGCGTATCGGATTGCCCAAACTTGCGTTCATTCTCCTCAATACGCCAATCCAACGACCGCTCATGAAGCCAGCGCTTATCTTCGTCGGAAAGTGGCTTGTCGAAGTCGATCACGCGACTCATGTTGGCTCCTAACGGGTTTGCGTAGCGTCTGCGACATATGCCGTTGGCGCTGCATAGCTTGCGCTAGACGTAATCTGCAGAATCGCAGCACCAGTCCTGCGACGAATGCCCGTGCCGAAACCGTGGATGTAGTAGCCATCCACAAGCGGGTAGCGTTGCTGGTTGCCCGGAAGCAACCTAAGCCCGCGCCACTCCGGTGAAGCGTGCTCACGGATACCCACGATGTTCTCGTCCACGTTAGCACCACCCGTAGACAGGAACATAAGGTAACCAGCCGGCAACAACGGTTCCTCAATGACGATAACGTCCATGTAGGAACCTGTGACGCGCAAGCCGTTCCACACCGCAGGAGCCTGCCCACCCAGCAGACCTTCAGCGTTCGGCACCAATAAAGCAGGTTGGCCAAGGGCCGGCACGAAATCGAAGTTGGCAACTTTGGTGTTGTTGTTCGTCTGGCCAAATCGCCACTTACGCATCGCGTTTACTTCAGCGCGGTTAGCGAAGCAGACAATCTGCGTTCCCGTGTCCCATCCATAGCCGTGCTCGGTGAGCGTGCCCACGGTGGTCTCGAAATCGTCTGAATCAATCGTTGCCGCACCAGAAGTCAGGTAGTGGCTGTGGGTGCCGTCGAAAGTTACACCCTTATACGGCGGTGGAACCCAACCATCAGCATTTGCCAACGGATAGACGTTATACGTCATCGCGTTAATAATTGTGACCCGGCTACGCTGATCGAACAGCGCTTCCATGACCTTACGGAACACCAGAGCCTGGTCAGCTTGAATTGCCTTGGTATGTATGGCTTCTACCTGCTGTGCCGGAGCATCGCGCAAGAATTTCCACGTGTACCCAACGCCAAGGTCCCAGTCCTTGTAGCTGTAGGCGAGCTGGTAGTAACTGATGTTCGTGTTGGCTTTGCGAGGGATGCCGAACTCAGTTGCCTCTTCAAAATTGAAATCGCCGATCTGAGGCACAAGTTCGATGTCGGAAACCACTGGGTAAGTGAGTAATCCAACCATCCCTTGCTTGTGCTCGTTATAGATCGTGTTGGCGTCGATGAATTCAGCCCAAAGCTGGTTCAGGTCAACGCCGTCGATAGTATGGGTGAGAATATCACCCTCTGTCATGTATCCAGAACGGTTACCAGCACCGCCCCAGATGCGGAAATACTCAGCCATCGTTATCCTTTCGGGTTGGGACCGTGTGGTTATGAAGCCCTGACGTTTACTTCTAGCCGATCTGGCTCAACGCAAACACCAACGTAAGTACCTGTAGCCGTGGTAGAAATGTTGCCAGAGGCATCGCTGTAATACTTAGTACCCGCCACACCAACATCCGTACCTGGAACACCTGCTGTAGCGCAGAAGTCGGTAACGCAACCCTGCGTCATAACGTCTACACGTGCGATCTGCTTAAGCGGGCCGACAACGCCTGGCTTCGACGTTACAACCAACACGCCGATAACACCAGATTGCCCGTTGCCCTTGACAACCTTACCAGTTGAATCTAGACCAACGCCAAAGATTTTGCCCAAGTCAGCGTCAGCATAATCCGCTGCAACATTGACTCGAAAACCATTTGCGACCGGGTCAAACTTATCGTAACGAGGCATTGATATTCCTTTCTGCCCAACGGGTTACATTGCTTTGGCGCCAGGACCGAAACCAGGCAGTTTGTACTTTGCGCCTAGCTTATTGCGATCAGTCTCGCGTTGACGAGTTGTCCCGCCAACCGGGTGCGAGCCAGTAGGTGGTGTGCCTGGCGGGGCAGCTGGTGGCGCTTGATCGCTGTCACGATCACCCTGCTGAACGAGCAACCACTTCTTCTCTGCTGCAAGCCTTTTCAACTCAAGGTCCAGGCCTTCAATCTCGCCCGTGTCCATGTCGAGTCGAATGCTGTCTTTGTTGAGGAAGGTGCGAACGGCTTCTACATCGTGCCAATCGTACTTCTTGTTCTTCATGATTGCGGTGTCGATGTACGATGTCTCAACGAAATCAAGCAACTTCTCATATTTTGCTTTGAAATCATCGCGCTCGGATGCAGTGCGCTCTGCTTCCTCTTGTCCCTCTTGGTTTTTGGCTGTCAGATCGGTCTCGGCCTTATCGGCACGTTTCTTCTCTGCAATACGCGCCTTCTTC